GACATTGCAGCCATTTTTTACCTCTTTGATAAAGTCATTGCGAGTGGTACACCCGAGTATTGAGCAGATTCATCCGATCTAACCAATGTGTCGATTGCCCTTTGATACATGGTAGCCCATGTCTGAATTCGTGCATCGTTCATGATGTATGGTTCTGCCTCCAACAATGCCGCATAAAGCAAAGCATCGGGAGAGTTAGCCATAAACGCATTACTTGAATTTCCGCTTGATAGGAATGTCGGAGCAGAGTAATACAGCAATTGAACCGTATATGTGTTGTCCGGCATTGGGGCTAACTGAAACTCAGTCGCCAAAATTGTGTAATTCAACGGTTTACCGCGAACATGAGAATCTGTGTTTCTGATAAACACCGATGGAGACAGATAGGTCAATGGCTGCGGAGGGTTCCCCGTTACATAGAAGTCTCTAGCCTCAAGAAAGTCTGACGGTATCTCTACCGTTCCATCCCCACTAGTCGTAGTGGTGGTTACTGATTTGAGCATTTGCCGAATGCGGAGTTCTCTGCGAAGCCTCAGTTCTGCAAACCGAATGAAGTCGGGAATCTGATCGGTCAAGTCACTACGGGCCAAATAGTTGGCAACCGCTGTGCTTAGTTCAGAGAATGTCGCAATGCTCATACTCGCCCCGGTCTAGTTCTGAAAAAACGATTGTCCGGACTGTTTAGGAATTCTTTGAATTTCTTTTCATCCACTACCGCAAAGCCTCTCATGATGCCTTTTGCGTTTAGATCGTCAATCACTGTTAAAGGAATTGAAGCAACCTTGTTACCAAACATATCATCCGACCATCTTGCGCGTTCATCGTAGGAATTGAATTCCTTTAGATTTTGCTCGATGTTTGCCGTTATGTCTTGGCGTGTCTCAACGATGATGCCGCCATAGCCATCGGCGTGGGCAACAGATTGACGAAACTGTGTCATAGAAAAACCCCCATGCGGTTAAACATGGGGGCATTCACTCTTAGGGAGTCAAGTCAGCAATGATGCCGTGTGCAGCTTCGTTGTTCACTTGCAAGGTGTATTCCACCAGCAATTGAGTCACTTCCGCGTCACCCGTCTTAGCCAACTCGTTGGTTTGGAAGGGGCGCAGATAGGCCACAGATGCCATGTCGGTATCCAACACAAATGCGGTTTCATCGCAATTATTGGTGGATGACATGAAGCGGTTAGGCACAACCGAGATCGTGCCGAAGTCGCTCAGATACACATCAGCAGCACCGATGATGGTGGTGGGTGCATCAGCAGGAGCCATGAAGCGTTGAGCAGCGATACCCGTGAAGGCAGAGACCAACTGCTTGTGAGCAGGGTTCACCATCAACACTTTGGGATTGCCACCAGCGGTGTAGACCTCTTTGACCACAGTTTTCAGAGTCGCCTCGTCAAAGGTGCGGTTAGTGCCGTTGGTACGAGCAGTAGTGCCGCTTGCGCCAGCAACGCCGTTCGTGCCAAAGTCGCCATTGGTTGCCAACCATGCTTGCAAGCCGCCCAACTTACGAGCGGAACTAGAAGAACCGTTCGTGCTGATTTGGTTTGACAAGAGGGTGGTCTCCATGTCGCGCTTGATCTCAGCAGAGGCTTTAGCCAGTTGGTAAGCCTTCTCAGACTTACGACCAGCTTTGTCCACAGCTTCCAAAGTGCCGGAGATTTTCACGGTCTTTTGGCTGATCTGAGTCTTGTTGCCCACGCGAGTGGTAACGCCGATGGTGGCATCGCTTGCGGTGTCGCCTTCAACTGCATAGTTAGTCAAAACAGCAGATGCAAGAGCATCAGTCTGCCATTCGTGATTGGTAGCGGTTGCTTTGGCCTTACCGATGGACGACATGAAAGGCGTGTCGGTGGGGGAGATTGAGTAGATCACATCGGAGAGGTCTTCACGCTGACCGATAGAGGTGTAGGTTTGATAAGTTGCCATGATTGAATCCTTGAGTTAAACGAACCGTTCAAACGCACTTGCAGCGTCTCGGACTTTTCCGGTCTTCCGCAATTGCGCTACTGCTTTTTTGTGCTGTTCTTGATTGTCTCTCGGTTGAGATACACCGCTTCTCATCATTCGGGGTGCTTCGGCTACCCTTTTGGATAACTCCGGCTTGCCCTTTTGCAATGCAGCGTACTTCATGCCATGAAACAAACTGAGTACAGCGCGAGAATCATAGACATTGGCTAACTCTTGGTCTGTCCACCCGATTGACTTGGCGTAGTCCCGAATATCCTTGCGGATTTGGTCGCCAATCTTTGGGTCTGCGTATCCCGGTATAGATGAAGAAAGTTTTTGGCTTTCTTGAGCAATGTGGCTTTGGAGTTTCTCAGAATGTTCCGCTTGTTGCTGTTGGGCAATGCGTTGCTGTTCTGCCTTCAAAACCGCAAGTTGTTCCTTGCGTTGCTGCTGTTCTGCTACCTTGACTGCATACCCGATTGGGTCACTTTCCTTTAGAGCCTCCAAGTTCTCACCCTTCGATTGCTGACTTAGGAATTGTTCCATCATCTGCAAGCGTTGAGCATACTGATCTCTTAACTTGTTTGCTTCGTCAATTTTCGACCGTTCTGCTTCCACAGCGCGGCGTTGTTCACTAAGCGTTTGGGTCTTCTTTGTGTAGTCGGCCCCCAGTTGATAGCCCTCAATAAGTTGATCGAGAGTTACATCGCGTTCTTCTCCAGCCGCTTTGACTCGAAAAGTGCTAGTTTGCTCTTTCTCACCTTGTTCAGAATCCACCAACTCGGAATCAACGCCATCATCATTCTCTGAATCTGCATTCTGTTCGACTTGGCCTTCGGCGTTCGGTTCAGAATCCATTAATCCAAAAAATGCGGATGCAGCTTGTTCCACATTCAGCGATTCACTTCCTTGCGGAGCCGTGTTATCACTCATTTCTAACCCAAGTTGTCAGCACTTACCGAGTGCCACGGTGTAATCAACGATTACAAAATCTTATACCTCTTTGCGACAATTTGCCCTGTGGCAGCGATTGATTCAAAGTGGCCTTTAATTGATTGTAAAGCATGAATTTTTAAATATGCAAGTTCTCGCGCATCAATATCATCCGGTGCGGAGTTAACTATATTAAGCAATTCAGATTGCTTTAATGCTTCCATTTCTTCTAAGAAGAAGTCATCGGAGAGCAGATTTTTGGCAAGTTCAAACTTTTCCATTTTGGATACTCGATATGAAGTCAGACATTGATACTTGCGGGATATTGGCGAATTGGTTTCCTTGCAGTCCCGCCCATTGAGTGCCGCCCAACAGATTGTCAGTGGTAAACAGTGAGTTTAGGTCGATTGGGCCTTGAAAGGTTTGCGTGTATTCCGGTTGACCCCAACCAGTTATATCTGACGGTGTGAATTGAAAACCACTTGTTTGCGCTCCACCACCGCTAGATATTGCGTTTTGCACCGCCTTGCTTGCTTCGCTTACGCCAGCAACAGTTAGACCGAGTTTAATCATCCCCTCAATCTGCGATTTAGTGAGTGGGCTTGACGGTGTTTCTACCGGCCCTTTATATGGTGTTTCGGTTGCATCTGTATAACCAACTACACCACCACTTTTATCAACCGTTAGGGTACTTCCATCCTCATAGGTGTATGTCTGTGTGGATGGCGCAGATGGTGTAGTAGTTGATAGGTCTAGCAGTGTCGTGTCAATAGCCTCCGGTGGGCCTTGAATGTTTGCCGGATTAGTCTCCGGAAATAACTTCATTGTGTCTTCGCTTGTTGGTGCTGGGCCAACATCTAAGTGTTCCGGAATGGGAAGATTCTCAATATATTTAGCTGCTTGTGCGGTAGAGATTAAATCTGCCGTGCCTTGAATACCCGTTTGTACAAGTGCCGTCTTTGCCGCTGTCTCGGGGTCTTTTCCCGAAACCATATTAGCCGCAGTGCTAGAGACAAAATTCTTTACCGCGCCGGGGTCGCCCACCAAATAGTCGCCAACTTGACCACCCGCCCAGCCAGCTACTCCACCAACTACACCAGCTTTTAAAGCATCTTCTGCTGACTTGCCTTGTGCCACTTGTAAGGCAGCGTTAGCCACACCCGTACCGATTGCCGTTGCCACAGCCGCAGATGTAGCCGCCGGAAGCAAACCCGCCGCTATCATTTGTTGACCAATAGCAGAGCCAACCCCCGGCATCGCCACACTTAAAGCGATTGCTGCCAATAACGGGGCGTTCTCAGATAGGCTTAAATCTTTGTCTAGTTGCGCTAGATTTTGATTAACAGTTTCAGCTATTGGCTTAACAATAGGTTCTGTGACATTTGTAACTGCTCGGCTAATTGATGAACTTGGGTCTATGTTTGCAAGCTGATTAAAAAATCCGAGTCCTCCCGAACTTGCAACGGGTCGCGTGTAAAAACTCCACGGGTCTGCCTCACCCCGTTCTTGTGCAGCTTGAACATTTTTAAGCTGTTGGGTAATTGCTTCAAACATACTTACCCCGGAATCTCAATGTTTGAGGTAATCCCCGCCCCAACCTTCATTGCTTTCAATTGGGCCTCTGCTTCAAACTCTTGCTTTCTAAACATCATTTCAGCTTCGAACTTGTCCCGCTGTAGCTGCATATCTGCCATTGCCTTTTCACGGGCCAATTGAATATCTGCCTCTGCCTTCATTTGCATACTCTGAATGTCGGCTTGAACCTTTGCCATTGCCGCTTGTGCTTCGGGCGACATTTGCGGTTGTTGCGGTTGTGGGTTGCTCAATTGTTGGTCGAGTTCCGGAGGAATGGCTTTGTAGAACTCTGCGCTGTCCTTGAATCCGGCAGCTTCCACCATCCGACCGAGAGTGTTGCGATACTGTCCCATGCTCACCAATGGGTTTGCTGGCCCCATCTGTCCCAACACTTGTTCTTGTTTCTGCAAGACCATTTGCAGCATTGCCATCTGTTCTTGACGGTTGCCAGCACCGAGACCCACATTAATGTCCACATCGTACTGATTCGACCACTCTCGCGGGTCAAAGGCCACATACGAGCCTCTCATCCGCACGATACGGGGCTTGTCTTGATACTTACAGAGAAGGTGCAGAATCCCTTTGAAAAGCGATTTAACGCCGGTCTCCGCAAAGATTCGAGCTATCAGTTCGACCTTACCCGCGCCAGCAGCTTGCATAGATGCCACAGCCGCAGCAGTCACATTCTGCAAGATAGCGGGGTC